TTATTACAACATTACGGAAGGTTTCTGATTTCTTCCATGCGGTCACTAGGGCGGCCGCCACAAGGGCTACGGCGGTCACTATGAGGCCGAATGGGTTGGCTCTCATAATTGCGTTAAGGCGCAACATTGAGGCCGCTAGAGTGTTCGTAGAGGCAATAGAAGCCAATTGGCCGCCCCTCATGAGCAGGGTAGCAACTTGATAAGTCTTTTGAGCCGTAGCGGTCAATATCAAGATACCGCGATAAAGTTTCATACCGGCATAAGCGACAGCCACGACTCCGGCAAAAGTCTTGATAGCGGCAGAGTTTTCTTTGACAAACTTGGCTAGAGAACGAAGTCCGGGGATAAGTATGTTGCTAATGAACCGGCTTAGTTCATCTATGACCGGGAGTAGGGCCTCTCCAATATCGCCTTTGAGTTTGTCAAGGTCGTTGATAGCGGCTTGTAAAGGGTTGTTGTCACGGAGCGTTTCATTGAAACCTTTATAGGTTGAGTTTAATACTTCAACAATTGCCGCGGCTCGTTCGCTTTCTGTTCCTGATGAAATCTGCTTCTTAGTTGTTTCATCAAGTACGAATCCAACTCGTGTGAGTGAAGCGAAGTTTCCGTTGAGTGCTTGTGCGAGGCTGTTGGTCATTTGACGGTAATCGTCTGCGCTCGCGGCCGCACCTTTTTCAGCGGTGACATAATCAAGAATCGCCGGGGTAAGAGTGTTAATGGTTGAGGCAGTTAAATCAAAAGTCGCTAACTGTGATTGAGCGACAATAATGTTGTCTTTACTTACAACACCTACGGCCTCAAGAGCCTCGGCTTGTTCGTACAAGGCTTTGATTTGAGCCTCTGTGCCGCCGTTGGTATTGCGTAAAAGTGTTGCTAACCGTTCTTGAGCGTTGCTCGCGTCATTAGCGGCTTGGATACTTTCCTTGAAAAACGAAATAATTTGAGTACCGGCGAAGGCAACTCCAAGCGTGGCACCAACTTGTTTCAATTTGTCCATGAAGTTAGACATCTTGCTACCGGTTTGTTGAACGCTATCGTCAATACCTTTGAGTGCGTTCTGTGCGTCTGCTAGGCCTTTTTTCAACGAGGCTACATCAGCCTGAATCTCTACAAGAATCGGGGGTAGTGCTGAAGCCATTATTGCCCCTTCATCTTTCTAGCGAACGCTTGGGTGAAGACTCGGTTGAGTGTGCCGTTCTTCCTCAAGGTGTCCGCGGCCGGCCCTAGATATGGGTATTTTACTCCGGATTTCCAACGAGATGAGCCGAGTTCAACAGCACGAGCATATTCAGCGTAAGCGCCTACGGTCGCGACATAACTGCCAAAACCATATTTAACATCTGTGCGAATACTTCTGCGAAGGTTTCCAGTAACGACATTTGGGCCGGGGCCAGTTCCCGGGATATGTCCTTGACCGCGTTTATGTGTTCCGGTGTTTGCGTTTATCTTGGCTTGACGCTCTACGGCTAAACCGGCCATGGCTACCGCATATTCAGCCGCGAATTCCATGTTCTCCGTGAATTTATCCCAACCCGCCATTACTGCCGCGAAGTTGCGAACAATTACAACGGCCACTACGACTTCTCCATTTTCTCGGCTTTTACTTGGTCAATGGTAGCGCCAATCGCAAGCAACCAATCGGCCGTATATGCCGGTAATTCGTTTACTTGCTCAGGCGTCCAACCGAAACGCTCCGCCATAGCGTAGTAAAACCATTCTTCATCAGGATACTCAAAGTCAGGGTATCTAGCCCCGCCTTCAAGTTGCCATTTTAAGCGTTGGAGTTTTCGGTACTCGCTTTTGGGTCTTTGACGGTTTCCTCAGTTTCCTTGAGGTTTGGATACAAATACTTTTGTGCCTCTTTAGTTTCCTCAACTAAGAAGTCGTAATCTGCCATTTCCAATTCGTCAAGTGATTCCATTTTGGCTGAAGGGATAATTAAATCAAAAGACCAATCTTCAACGAGCATGCTAATAAGAGCGTCACTTAACGCGAGCGCTTTTGCGAGGTCGCCTTCAACTTGGTCTACGGTTGTCATGAGTCTGCGGCGGTCTTTCACGCGTAGTGTTTTTGGGTCACGGAAGGTGACAGTTGCGCCGGACGGGAGTGTGAGTTTTTTTGACATGTTTGCCTTTCCTAGTTTGCCTTCCTTTATCTTACATTATGGCGAGTAGGGGCCGGAGCGGGAAGGCGGGCGCTCTAAACTGAATAAACAGTACAGCCCCTACTCTTGAACTAATTAGGCGTAGGTTCCTGAAGCCTTAGCGTTCTTGAGTTGCCACTTGATAGGGGCAAAACCAAGGCTAGAACCTGCGTCTGTGGTGTTCGCTTGAGCGTTGATGTCTACTGACACGGTTACAAAATCTTGACCGCGTTCAATAGCCGCCGCAACATAAGCACCCTTTGTGATTGTTGCCTGAAGTTGTAGTTCAGACGCACCGGTACCGTAGTTCCAGTTCAATACAAGAGCAGGTTGTGAGTTAGAAAGGAAACGAGTTAATTCGGTGTCGTTTTCCATTACGAAGTTTAACTTTCCTGTTACTTCAAGCGCTCCAAGGAAAACTTGATAAGGGTTCTGTGTGCTACTGATTCCATAGATAGGAGTTACAGAACGCTTGAGGTCAATGTTTCCTTCAATGGTGTAAGAAACAGCGGAGCCACCGATTGACACGGTTCCACGCCATACCGGGGTCGGTAGAACGGTGCTAAATGAAGGTGTCGGTGTTGAAGCGGTAGCGGAAGCCCAACCGGTTCCCTTAGCGTCATACTCCAACATTCCGTCTGCGTTGAACTTCAACGAGAAATCATGAATTTGGATACCGGCATACGCACGAACATTCGCCGCATAGAAATCGGTAAGTGTGTATGAAATTGGTTGTGCGTCTGCTCCTGTTGCCGAGGCGTTCAATAGCGATACGGTGTGGGTATAAGGTGCGGCCGCTCCTGAAGTTGCTACGGAACCCATGATTCCGGCAATTGGATAACCAATTGTGTCAGCGAATACATGTCCACCAAAATCAAAAGTTGAACGAGTACGGCCCGGAATGTAGTTGTAGTTCGTGACCATTGAACCACGAAGTCCGGTGTCATAGAGCGGGTCAATAATATCTACGGGCTTTAGGCTATCTACCATGACCGGGATAAAGTCCGTAGGTGCTACGGCTGTTCCCTTAGTTGCTTCTTTAGCGATACCTAAATAACTGCGAACGGAATTTTGTACAGCCATTTATTCACTCTCCTGCTTTCTTGTCTGACGCGGCAGACGGGGTTGATTGTGGTGTTACTTGTGGTTTTGCCGCGCCACCTTGTACGAAATCAGGGTGGCTAAAACCTTCAGGCGCTTCTACGACATCGCCCGGTTTGACAATTCCAAGCGCCGGGAACACGCGTTCCTCTGTGCCTTTGTATGTAAGTTTCATCATGCTCCTTATGCTTGAATCATCTCGGTCACATCAAATTCTAGCGAAGCGAAGGTTTCCGTTGCGCCCAATTCGGTTGTGTTTGGTTCACCGTATAGAGCGTTGATAGCGGGTTCTGCGCCCTGCCATACAAGTCTACCGCTAGAGTCACCAAAATTATGGTCCTCGCGTAGCCTTTCTTTGATAGCGTCAATGAGTACATCAAAATCCGCCATAGCCGCCTCGCTGTTAGGCTCAACAGAATGGTGGAATACTTGTAATACAACGGTGTAGTCAATGCGCTTCCAACCGGTGTGAGGGCCGCCTACTGCGATACGACTCTCGCGTTCGGCTTGAATAAATATCACGACAGCCGCTCTTGATAGTTCGCCGGCTACTGCGTTTACTTCAAAGTTAATTATCTTGGGAAATGAAGTAAAGATTTGGTTGAGGTGTTTGATATTTCCGTTCAACAACCACTTGTACAAGGTGTCGCGAACGCCTACGCGACCGGCCATTAACGAACCCTTCTATATTTGTCAATCATGTCTAGGGCTATCTTGATATTTGAGCCGTAGAGGTCAGAGCCGACTACTTGGCCTACCGGGCGTTGCGTCATGCTCATCATCATCGCTGAGTCACCGCGTACTTTGAGAAATGCGGTCGTGAGCAGGATACATGCTTGTTTGATTGCTCCCGGCATGTTGCTAAATGACGCTCCTGCGAGGTGTGTGTAAACGAGTGCGCTCGTAAGAGGTACCGTAGTGCTACCGAATGTGTAGTTGCTCGCTACGGTCACGCGCTCGGTCTTTGAGCCGTCTGTGAGTAAATACTGTTGGCCAGCGATAATTCCGGTGCCGTCTGTGACGGTGATTGTGGTTGCGCCGGCGCTCGCCGCTCCTGCCGTAGTGTTCACATAACCCGCGATATATGTGTACTTCGTGAAAATCTGTGTGAAAGGTGAAGTCCCGCCAAATGCTAGAGGCCCTTGACTTGTGTATGTGGTTGCCAATTGTGACAGCGGGATAATGACTTGTGAGTTTTCAAACCAAGCAGTAGACGGGTCTGTGAGGGTTTGTAGATTGTTTGGGTCGCTTCCATATTGAAATGAAACAAGCGCCAAGATTGGATTGTTGTTCGGGTGTAACGAAATGTAACCTTGTGGAGTCATGCGAATACGCTGAGTTTCTACGGTTTGAGTGGCTACAAGGTTTTGATTTAGATACTCGTCCATGAATGACGAAGCCCGGAGAATTACTGCCGCGAGTTCTGCGTCTTGAGCCGCTTCATTACCACCGACTACAAGGTTGCTTGTCTGTTGCGCGGTAGGAGCCGACTTATATTCGGCAGTTGTAATGTAAGACTTTTCGCTGAATGTGAGCGGTGTAATTCCGGTTGTCATTTATTCTCCGTCCCGGGCTATTGGACTTTCGGCTTCATGGCCGCACCGGCCACATTTACGAAACCACCCGTTAAAACCACATTGTACGCATGTAAACCCTCGTTGATTGTCGCCTTCAGAATAAGGGTTAAGTGACGCTTCAAAATAACCTTCGCGCTTCATTAAATCTCCGTGGCGTTTACTTTCTACATTGTAGATACCACTTTTGTCCGGATTGTATTTAACTCCGCCAATAACTGTTTCCTTGACACCTTTATCCGGTGCTACATATCTTCCCATGATTGCCTTTCCTACTGAGTAAGGGGGTGGGGTTTCAAGGCCCGCACCCCCTTATCTATTTAGTTATGAACTACGCGGCTACGATTCCTGAAACTGCGCCGTTCCAAGCAGGAGCGGTACAGAAGAAGGTTCCACGGAAATATGTGGAGAAGTCGTAGGTGAACTGTACGACCGGCCATTGAATTCCCATGTAATCCTGAACCATGAAGTTCGCCCAAACATCTGATACCTCAGTATCAGGAATTGGAAGGGTGAACGATAGAACAGGAGCAACACCTTGGTTGAGCCAAGGGTGAACCATGAGGTCTACTGCCTTTCCGGTTACTTCGTTTTGAAGTCCGGTGACGATTGAACCGTAGGTGGTTCCGCCAGCGCCCGGGTCGTTAATGACTAGGCGGTAGTTAGCAGTTGAGCCGTTCTTGATTGCGTCAGAGAGTTGCTTACGGTCATTTCCGTTAAGCAAAACAACATCAGGGTCAGCCTTTACAGCCTGATACATGGTTGCGAATACACTCTGGAATTCCACGCCCGGATTGCTTGTGCTGAACGCGCTGTTGATTGCGTTGATAGCACCGCTGTTTGGACCTAGAACTGTTGGAAGGATTCCGTCATATCCAGTTGCGTATGCTGAAGTATCAGCGGACGCACGAGAAGCGGCGGCTCCGGTTGTTGTGAAGGCGGCGTTGTTTCCAGTTAGACCGGAAGTGCCAGCACCCTGAATGTAGAAAGTACCTGTTCCCTTGAGGGTTCCCTGATACTTGAGGTTTGCGGCACCGGTAGCGGTTCCAACATAAATGTTGTATCCAAGTGCGCCGGTGACAGCGGTTGAAACGGTGATAGCAAGAACATCACCGGAAGCAACTGCGGTTGAAGCCTCTGTACCAAGAATTGACTCACCGAAACCGTTTCCGGAGATACCTGCGTCTGCGGTGACATTTACATAATAAGTTGCCGCGGCAAGAGCGGTCTGACCGCTTGTAGCAACAGGTGAAGTGAGTGCGAAAGTTGGAGCGGATAGTGCGCCTGAATAACCGGACGCTGTTCCGCGAGCCATTAACATCATTCTTTCTTCCATAAGCATTGTCGCGTATAGAGTTGAAGTTGAGGACAACTGGCGAAGGTCCTGATAACCAAGACCTGAGAAGTTGGCGTCAAACGAAACGCTATCGGATAGTGAGTATGAGTTGTATGGCAATACTAAATCATCAGCGGCATACGAAATCTGTGGACCGCGCTCAAGAGTGAGGCCACCGAAGGTGTTTGTCGTTGATTCTGTAATTCCCGGCCATAGATTGCCGACTCCGCCAGTACCAGTACCGGTGTAGCCAAGAATTCTCTTGACACGGTGGCTTGTACCAACACCCTTCTTACGAGGGATTCTGTTACGGAGTGGAGTTGGGCGAGGGGTGAGCAACTTAGCAGGAGCCTCTAGGTCAAACGCCGCAAACGAAGTTGAAAGCGGGGTTGTTAGAGTGATTTCCTTGTTGATGTCGCCCATAGCACCGCGTTGTGCGGCGAGAGCGGTCTGAAGGCTCGCGGTTGCCTCAGGTGAGAGGGACTTGTTAATCGCGAGTGCTTCAATGGCGGCAACAGGGTCGGTAGGTGCTTGACCCGGAGTTGTTGAGCCATTAGCGAGGGCCTTATTGAGTACGCCTTGGAATTCTTCCATGCGTTCAGCGGCTTCTACTGGAGAAGCGCCGTCAAATAGGTCCGCCGCTTTAGGGGCTTGGAGAGCCATTTGGTTTCCTTTCGTGGAGTTACTTTGATTCGGCTTCAGCGGCGTTTGCGAATTTCTCTGCGAGCGCCTTGTAGCCTTTAATCAAAAGTGGGTCTGTGGTTGCGTTTGCTTTTGCGCGATAGACAGCGGCTTTTGTCAAATTGTCAGAAACCTTTGTATCTATCGGTTTGGCGGTTCTCTTTGGACCGCCGGCAACAGCCAAAGACTTAGCAACTGCTAACTCGGATTCCAAGGACGCCGCCTTCGTTTCTGCCGCCTCTTTTGCGGACAACAACGAAGCGACCTCAGCCCTAATGGACTCGGTAGCACTCTTGACAGCCTTTTCTACTATTGCTTCTACATCTGCGGAAGCGGGTGCTTCCTCAGAAACTTCTGCGTCTGCCGGTTCCTTAACTTCTTCTTCAACTTTTTCCTCGGCAGGAGTTTCAACTACATCACCTTCAGCGGACTTAGGAGTTTCGCCGGGTGTGTACATTTCAGCGGTCGTGACATGTGAAGGCATGGCGACATTCGCGAAATCATTTGTAGTTGTTGCGCCATGGTCAGCGCCGGGAGTAGCACAACCACATTCAAGGCACTTAGATACCTCAGCGGTTTTTTCTACTTCTTCTTTTTCATCATTATCACTTTCAACCGACTTCATATATTTGTCGTAAGCCTTTTCAGCGGCGTCATCTTCCATGCCGGCTTCTTTACAACGCTTCATGAAATCAGATTTTGATTCACCCTTTTTAGGTTTCATCTCGTCTGAATGTGCGGCGAGTTCAATGTTTTCTTCCATTACTTCTCCTTCTGCTTCCTCACCCGCGTACCACGCGAATAGGTGATGAACGGCGGCTAATAGGTGAGAGAGCGAGGCTTCTTCGT